CTGCCACAGTATCGGTCATTCCAGGCTTTTTTAAATTATAATTCGTGGTTTGTTGCATTACAAATCACCCCATTTCTTATTTTTAACATCTTGCCATACGAGTGCCCCTTCAAATCCGAGCGATACTTGTATTCTCCTGTTTGGCTTCAAAAGGTTTTTGAGTGGACTTTGTTCGTTGTCTATGTCAAACTTTTTGTCCTCGTTGTTCAGGACAATCGTGACTTCATTCGCTGAAATGTTGCCAACAGGCAAGCTGCCTTGACTTGCTTCTCTTTCTTCCAGCAGCCTTACGCTTACCAAGTCGCCTGTTTCGTACACCTCCCTAATCGAGGTGAAAAACTCAATGATTTTAGCACAAGTACCAGGCAGGCTCCATTTCGTTATTTCCAATACCTGTTTTGCCACGTCAAGGACCTGCGGCTCTAATGCCTTGCTCCAGCTTACCTGGTCGTTCCCGATGACAGTTTCGGTTTTCAACAAGGTATCGTCCTGTGCGTACAATTTTATTTCGAAGTCCACGGCATATTCCCCTCTTGCGCTGTCACCCACTACTTTCAACTGCCTGATTGGCCTTGGCAAATGCGTCACAGTCAACGCAGGATAAGGCGTTGTAAATGCTCCACCGGCTCCGGCAAATTGCGCACCCCACCAACCCATTTGATATTGGCTTAACATGTTTGCTGATGGTGCAAGGTGGTACTCGCCGGTAGTCAGGTCCCAAGTGCCATCCAAGCAAGCGTATTTGTGGGTGGTTTGGTCCACGCTGTCCGCTGTCTGTTGCGGGTAGCTGTGGTTGGCCCGCTCATTAACTTCAACCGTCAGCGACTGGTCGAGAAACGGGTCTGTATAATCTATCTCGCACCGTGCTTTTACATGCCGCCTATCGGCTTTCATTTTGTCAAGAAAAGTTGTTGTTACTGGATACAAATCAACCACCACCTCACGGAAATAACAATGCTGCCACGGTTACGTCCTCAGTCGCTGAGTAGTCTACATATATTTGCCCTGCCCCGCCGTCTGTTTGGTTGTATATGTCGGGGTCAAAAGGACCAATGAATTTTTGTTTTCCGGCTTCAACGGGTACCTCTCTATCTGCCAGCTTCAAGCCTGCTCGGACGTAACCGGAGAGGATTTTCACGGTTATATCTGCTTCGCTGTCATTACAGACATGCAAGATTATTTTACCGTTATTCTCTATGCTGTGGCCCTCCGCAGCTGCCGGAGAATATGCCGCCATAAGTCCTGTGTCGGACAGTTGTTGTCGTGCTAAGCTTGTTCTTGCCATAGTTATACCTCCTCAAGTTCAATGCTAATACCTTCCCAAAACCATTTATTGCCAATTAAATAGCGCGAGCGGGAAAAAGGCCTGAAGACAACTTCGTATTCGTCTATGCTGCTGTCTTCCTGCTCAATTTTCAAGTTCAAATTGTTGTTTATGCCCAGTTCATACAATTGCCGCAACTGCGTCAAAATGTCATTTGTTACAAAGCTATAGTCAATCTTGAATCTTTTTTTGACTGCTGTTACGTCCCTAACAAGTTTCCCGCTTGCCGTTCGATTTTCGTTTGTGATTTCAAAATCTTCGACTGATAACTTCCTACCCATCGCCGGCAATAATTGCTCGTTCCCGGGTAGCCCTAACCATATCCTACTCATGTTGTCGCCACCCCCATACGCTGATTCTCGGCAATTATGCGCGGGATAAGTTCTCTTGCAAGCGTTCTGCCTTCCATTTCTATCCTGATTTCACCCTTGCCAAGAGACTTCATGGCATCGACAAAGGCTTCAAAAAATGACGTATATGCAATCGCTTCAAGGCGTTCATAGTCTATACCTTCGCCCGATAGCGGCTTCACTTTTGCGCCCTGAGGCAGCTCGAGCATTTCAGGTCCTGCCTCACCGACAATTACCCGGCCACTCCTGAGTATTTCGCCGCCCTCGGCAAGCGTGGGTATTTCGCTTATGTTTATGCCTTTGCCTCCAACGCCTGGTACCCAATCGGGTATTTTGATTTTATTAAGGCCGCGAATAAACGTGTTAATCCCCTCGATAATGAAGTTTATGGCGGTCTTAATTCCGCTTACAATACCGTCCCATATGCCAAGGACAACTTTTTTGATGCCCTCGAAAATCTCGCCAAATATCTTACCGAATCCCTCCGCCGCCTTCACAATTGCATCCCAGATATTGCTGAAAAACTCTTTTATCCCGTTCCAGACGCCTTCCCAGTCGCCTTTTATGAGCGCAAGTACAGTCTTTATTACTGCAGAAATAGCTTTCATGATAGGCTCGATAATTGGTACAAGGCTTTCAAATACAGTTATGACTAAAGGCAGGACTATTTCTGCTAGCTCGTTAAAAATCGCGAGTAACGGAGGTAAAATGACTTGTACTATCTCATCAATGAGCTGCATAAGCGGAGGGAGGACCACCTCCGTAAAGGTTGTAAATAACTCAATGATAACCGGCATGATAGCATCAATTATCTGGCTGAAAAGCTCTATCAATGGCGGGAGCAAAGTGTCTATAATCTGCTTGAACAGATCCATCAAGGGCGGCAGAATTGCATCGATTACATCCGTAAAAAGCTGTATGAACGGCGGCAGAATATCCTCGATGATGATGGTCAGCAGGTCCATGAGCGGCGGTAAAACCGTTTCAACAATGCCTGTAAATAGCTCGATTAAAGGCGGTAATACGGCCTGCAATATATCCGTAAATAGCGTAATCACAGGCGGCAGGATATCAGAGGCTATCTGCGAAAATAGGTCTATCATCGGAGGTAGGGCGTTTTGGATTAAATCCATCAAAAAGGGTAAAACTGCGGCAACTGCTTCGCCTAATGTGCCCATTACACCTCCAAACATCTCTTGGATGGTCGGCATGTTCGCCAGTATAAAGTCAAGGAATTGCTGCAGGATGGGGAGCATACTCGTTGTAAATTCTCGCACTAACGAGCCAAGGGAGTTTTGAACGTCCTGCATTGTATCTCCAAAGACAACATTGGCTTTTACCGCTTCCTCGGACATAACTAATCCAAGCTCATCAGCACGGTTTTTCAGGTCCTGCATACCTGCCGAACCCTCATTCAATAGCGGCAACAATTCTGTATATGACTTCCCAAGCAGGTCATTTCCAAGCGCATTTCTCTGCGCTCCTTGCTCCATGTCGGCCATACCGGCCATAACCGCGCTGAAGATGTCTTCCTGTGTTTTGTTTTTAAGGTCATCCACGCTTATGCCCAGCTTGCCGAACGCTTCAACGGCTTTTTCATTGCCGTTTATGGCATCGTCCATGACGTTAGACAGCGTTTTTACACCGACTTCCAGCTTGCCAATGTCTGCCCCAGATTGTTCAGCAGCATATTTCCACCTTTGCAGCTCTTCTCTATTTATCCCTGTCCTTTCAGACAACTTATCAATTTCATCAGCATACTCTGCGGTCTTGTTTGTCACTGCAAGTAGCCCACCGACGGCAGCGGATGCTCCGCCAACAATAGCGGCTCCCCACTTTGCGGCGGTTTTGATGCCATTCCCAAGCTTTGATGCTACTCCACCAGCTTTTTTATCTGTATCGTCAAGGCTTTTATTAGCTTCTGAGTTTTCAATAAAGATGGACCCGAACAGCTTAAAAAGTTCCACTTACCTCACCTACCCTTATACTTTGCCACAACTGCCAGCATTTCTTGCTCAATTTCCTCAAGTGATTTTTGAGTATATCTGTATTGCTTTTGAAAAAGTTTGTTTTTAAAGTCATCAAATTTCACAAAGTCAATCCATTTCATAGTCATATATGGGTACATTGTCGCCCACAATTCCCAAGCAGCCTGTTCCTTTTCTTGTTCGATTGCGTAAATTAAATAGTCTACCGCCACCGACAGCGGCAAATCCAAAATGTACCCGGGATTGTATGTCTTTGTGAACAATTCAACTATGCGCGGCCCTTTTATTTGACCGCAGATTTGAAAAAATTTACCACACCTGCATCAGAAGCAATTTCTTTTACGAACTGTACCAAATCAACCTTTTCGGCCTCCTGTGGCGTTATCCCCCTTGTCTCAGCCACAAAAGCATAGATTTCCTTTTCCGCTTTGTGTGCTTTTGATATTATCTGCATCATCATGTCAGCCCCAATTTGCTCTTGTGAGGCTTTAGGGTCTGTGATTTTCAGGTCGAGTTTGTCGATTATGGCCGATAGTTTCAGGCCCTGTTTCAATGTAAGCATATTATCCCTCCCGTTTCGCCGGAAATTCAGTCGTTATTTTTATTTCAGTCTTGTTAATTGCATCAAGTATTTTTGACAACTCATCCATTTTCTCTTCTGCCTCGTAGATTAGCCTTTTCGTTTCATCTATTTTCTCTTCTGCCTCGTAGATTAGCCTTTTCGTTTCATCTAACCCTTCAACCTTTACGCAAACCTTTAAGCTTTGTGGTTCCATATTATCCCTCCTTAAAAATAAAGAGAGGCTTTCGCCCCTCCTTATGCGGTCTTGAAGTTTACTACTTTTTTGGTCATCTTGTTGCCAGCCAAATCCCGCACATTGGCGATTATCCAGACGTAATCAGTGTTTGCATCCAGATTGGATGTCGGGTCAAATGTCGCTGTCTTTGTCGCCGCTGAGTATGTTAGTGTACCCGATACCTCCGTACCATCCGATGCTTTGATTAGCGTGAAGTTATCGTTCCTGATGTCACCTTGCCGGATGTCCTCGTCAAACGTTGCGGTGAGATTGCTTGAAACCGCAACTCCCGTTTCAGCATCGTCCGGGTCTGTGGTAACGGTCGGGCCGGTTGTGTCGGCGCTGATTGTTCCAACATCCTCAATGTCGTACAGGTCGGCCGTATCGTCTTCGGCATTCCAGTGAGCATGGACTTCCAGTGTAATTACACCCTCGGCCTTTGGCGCAGCGGCAAGGGAAAAGTCATTCTCGGTCATGGCGTTATACAGAGTGATTTTTTTGTACCCGCCGCTGATTACTTTGGCAAACAGCGTTACGTTTGTGAGATATGCGCTGTCTTGTATCACCCCAAGATTGCCGCTTTCAGCTGACAGCTTCCCATCCGAATATGTCGCCCAAGGCATAGCTAGGGCCAGGTTGTTCATGCTGGTATCAAGCAGCGGAACGGATAGCATAGCATTGATTTCGTCAACAACCTGCATGCCTTTTGTTTTGCCTTTGCGTCCGTCGTATTCGATTTCCCGGATATTCTTTGTGACTGTGAAAGTACCGCCGCCGCGTGTGGGAGCAAGCTGACGCTCTTCCGTTTCGCCATAGTTGATGTACACCAAGCCATAATCAATTTGAATATTTTCTATTTGCTGCTGAGTTAAAGCCAAATTAATCAACTCCTTTATAGTTTTTCCTTTATAGTTTTTCCCAGGTTAGCTTTCCATAATCTTTCCAGTATAGTTTTTCCCAGGTTAGCTTTCCATAATCTTTCCAGGCGCTTTCAATATCGGCGCCAAACACTTTTGCTTCGTAAGTATAACGTCTGCGAATAATCCTTTTATCATCATCGATTGGGGCAAGCTTAGTATCAAGGTATAGGACTGCTTGTATATTATTCCCGCGCAAGATGGCTTTATTGATACTATTTATGTTTTCCATCAATGTTTCTAGCGTTGTCGAGTCGCCATTTGACGGCAAATCCCATCCATCAATATCAATAACGACACGTTCCATGCCTTCACCGTCTGCCGAAATACTACTTATATCGTAAGTTATATAAGGATATTGAGCATTGCTTGGAGCAATTTGAAAATAAACGCGAGGATGGATGGCTTTTAAATATTCTTGTATTATTTTACGTAGATTCTTCATCGCCCACCTCCTCATCCTCGTTGATTAGTCCCAATGCCCGGTTCTCATCCTCGATGGCCTGTATATACATACCTTCGATTCGACGGATTTCATCGATGTTGTTAAATACTGTTTCTCTGATAACGCCTTTTTTCGGCATGTTCTTTGAGCCAAGCTCTTGATTAACACCGTACCATGTATTATGCCGAATACCTATCTGCAAGTCGCAATCCCTTTTCCTCACCCAATACTGAGTGCTGTTATAGATACGTTTATTCCGCTTCATGCCGGGAAGTTTCTTGAGTTCATCAACCATACGACGGCGGAGGAATTTTGCAACATCTTTCAGGGCGGCGCGGGATAATTCCTGTAGCGTGTACTGCGCACGGTCAACATTGGAGATAAACTCGATACCGTCCTTCTTCACCTTAGTCACACTCTTAGGCATTGGCACGGTTTACCACCCCCTGACAGATGAGCTCGGTTAGCTCGCCTTTGTCATATGCCCGAATAACCGTATAATCTTTGTTGTCATATTTCACCCTCTGCTGTGAGGAATATTCCTCGCTCCAAACCTCGAACATAATCTCGGGCCGGAGCCCTGTGGCTGCGGCTTGGTAAAATTCAGACTGACGAATGGATTTTTTATTAGCGAATACCTCGGTCTCGGTTTCTGTTTCAATGATGTCGCCCAAACTGTTTTCGGTGTACGATATTGCTATCAGTTTGATTTTGTCAGAGAAGAACATTGTCATTCCTCCTCTATCGTATAGTCAGTACGCCGCCTTAGCTCGTCACGTTGAAGCATATAATCCTCACGGTTTTTATCTGCATCATCGTTTGACAGCCCGAATTTCCACCTTGCAAAGGAGCGGACAGCCCCAAGAATGAGACTGTCCGATTCGTCTTCTGTCTTGGCTTTCAACACTCCAAGCTGCTGAAGATCAAGGCGGCACTCCTCTATAATGTCGGTTAGCTCGGTGTCAACATCTGTTGATGTATTTCGTCTCACCGCACGCCTGATTTTCGCAAGATAATTATAGGATACCGCCATGTTTATCCCTCCTTACACCAGCATGATGATTTCAACGTCTTTTTCTCCGTCGGGAGTACCCACGATATCGATTGTGTTTAGACTTAATGTGTCACTGATACTGATTGTCGGTGCGGTTGCCTCCCAAGCGCCATCAAATGCGACACGAATCATTTTGTTGTCAAGTTTAAATGGCAGTCCGAACACATCGCTGAACCCGATAGAAGTTGTTGCATCGGCTCCATCGTGCGCAGGCAGGAGAACCTTCGTTATAGTCTTAAATGCTTTGGTTCCTGTGACAACGTTTGAAGTAGCTGAATTTGCGGTGAAATACGGTAATTCTTCCTCAATCGGCTGGTCGTCAAAATCCGTGCCGTAAATATAAACCGCTACATTTGCAACATCTCCTGCGGTTCCTCCGGCTGTTGCGGTAATTGTTCTCGGCTCGGGCGGGTTGGACAATCCTTCCGTGATTTCGTCATAATCGCCTGTTACTCCACCCGCAAGTGCAACAGCGTTATCATCGGCTTTTGCGACTGCCTGTGTATCCCAGTTTTGCGAACCGGCGCAATTAAACCCTGAAACATCAATTCCATTCACGGTTCCTAAAGCCCTTATTGCAGCCTGTATTTTTGCCGCCGTGTTGTTGCTCGCCGTTGTTTTGGCAAGCGTGATTGTAACGGTGTCTGCACCTTCTCCTGTTCCGACTGTAACCGACATCTTGTCATCTAAAGATGTTGCAAGCTTAAACTTGACTTTTCCATTCGGTTTAGCCCCCATCATTGCCGGTGCAGAAATGGTCAGTGTGTCCGATGTGGAATTGGTCAGTGTGGCGTAAGATGCTACCCATGCAGTCGTGCTCGTTCTTTTTGTTGCGGTCATCACTCCATCAGCGTCAGCGGCGGCGGCATTCGCTATTTTATAGCGGGCAACGCTCATTGCCTCGACTTTGACATCCCTTGCGTCAGTGCGCAAGTAACTATCTAATCTGCTCATAACTGCCTCCTTTCTTACGCGTTGGTCAGTGTAACAATAACAAACCCTTTATCCGCGACTACGTTTCCACCGACGAGGACTTCACCTCTTACGGTAAGCAGACCCTCACCGAATTTGTAGTCATCCGATACAGATACCTCAAAATCTCCGAACAGACCCAACTTATAGTTGGCAGGATTGCCGTAAATCATGGTCGGAATGTCTTTGTCCGCATAGGTAGACTCCGACAGTGCGGTTACATCTGAACAAATCACATAAGGAACAGACAGCCCGCCATCTTTGATGATTCCGGTATTCGGGTTCGCGCCGTCAGGAATTATCTCGTAGACAGCTTTCTTCTCGTTTGTTCCTCTGACGTCACCGAATTTGATTAGGTCTTTCTTGTTCAGGAACAGTCTCGCACCAGCGCCGACATTTTCATCGCCGCCGTAAGCAAATACGATTTTGCGAAGCGTGGTCTGGTCAATGGTGTTTGATGTTACTTCGTAAGCTTGGCAAATTGCAACTCCGTCTTTATCCTCAGCATTATAAATGCCGAAAGGTTCCGTTGATCCATTTCCGCCTATGATATATGATACAGCCTTTTTCTTTAACGCAATAAGAGCGCCCTTTCTGACCTTCTCCTCATACTGGAGCGGGGACTGCTTTTTGATCTGCTTGCTGACATATGACACGACATCAATGTCAAAAGGCAGGATGTTTGCAATCTTAAACGTGGGATCACTGGTGTTTGCTACAGTTCCTTCGGTTTCTGCTCCTGCTGTCTGCCAAGCAGAAACGAATGCTTCTTTGTATCCACCCATGCCTGTCATGTCCTCTACTGTAATCATGTCGATGATGGACGACAAGACATTAAATGGTTCATTGATGCCGCCAACACCGGTAGGTGTGGCTATTGCGCCACCGGACAGAAGGGTTGACCTTGTTTCCGATGCAGATATCCTTGTTCTGCCGGTCTCCGCGAATTTCTTTGCTCTTTCCTCAGTTTCGTTTCTTCCCTGCGGCTTCGGTTCGGGATTGCCGAGCTTGCCGGTCAAATCCATCCTTGACCTGATTTCAGTCTCTTCCTGGACCAGAGCATCCACTTCGTCATTGAGTTCCTTCAGTCTTTTTTCATCAGCAGTAGCCAGTTCGTTTTTGATTTCAGCCTTTCTGGCTATAATTTCCTGTAAACGCTTTTCCATTATTGATTACCTCCACTTAATTTTAATTTGAGTTCCAATCTCCGTCTTGCAAGTTCGGTCTCCACCTTGTGCTGATGTTCCCGAGCTACCGCCTCCGCATCAGCCTTGCGTGCTTCGATGGATGTATCGTCATAGGCCGGTATGTCCACAGCGGAAACGTCATATAAACGCTTCACCCTGAGTACCGTCCATGTTCGATTCTGATAGTCATACGCTTCCTGACCGATCTGGAATCGGAAGCTCATGCGGTCAATATAACCGTTCTTAATGTCGCTATAAAGCGACCGCCCTTCCTCCGTTCCGTCAAGCCTCGCCCGGATGAAAAGGCCTTCGTCATCAACAGTGAGCTGCAAGGTCTTGTTTCTTGTTCTGGCCATCACGCGCCCTGAATGATTGTAATTAAAAATAACATCATCCATCTTGCAATCGGTAAAGGCATCGCTGGCGATTTGTTCTTTGTATTCCAGTCCGTCAATCTCAAAGAGAACGGTTGGAGAGTTGAACCTTACCGCATATCCTTCAACCCACAACTCCTGTTTTTCTTCGTCGCCTATTGCACGAGTTTGAAATTCAAACCGTCTTTCAGTCAGCTTCGTTTTGTCCATCTTCTTCATCTCCTTTTTCTCCAGTCTGATAAAGTGACTGGTCTGTCGCTTTTACATAATTTAGGCTTACTTGCGCCTCGTCTCCGCCCTCAACCGGAGCGTAACCAAACATTTCACGCAGTTCATTTTTGGTGAAAAGTCCAATTTCCTTTGCGGCGTTCAGGATGTTTACTTTTGTTTGCATTGCCGTATTCAGCAAAACTGACGAATTAAAAATAATCCGGTTTCCCGAATCTCGCTCCCTTTGTGTAAAACAAACATTTGTGAAGGCCTGCCCCATCTGAATAAGCCTCGGTTCAACCACTGATTCATAAAACGCTTGCCACTGTGCTTCTGTGTAGTCAGACATTAGGATCGCATTCGATACACGCCAATACCGGAGGATATTCTCACGGATTTCTTTCATTTGCGCTGCGTTTGCACTCCAGGGCGTGACGGTTAGCGGTGCATATTCTTCCATTGAATCAACACCTACGATGCCGCCTTCTTTTGCGGCTTTTTCAAATCGTGCCGTGAATTCATCTGTTGCCTTTGTAACGTCTTCTGGCGAAAGCATTGCTTTTTTCTGTTTCAACAGCCCTCTCACTTTGTTTGACACCGAAAGAGCCTGTATTAAACCTTCATCGGACGCCTTTTGCATGTCTAGCGTATTGTATATCGGATCGTTGCCGTCCCCCCCAACGTCCCTGGTGTTGAAAAACTTCCGGAGGATAACAACATCCTCGATGTTTAGCGCTCTCTGTATGCCGTCATAGTCTGTAAACTGTACGGCATATCCTCCGCCGTCAATAGGGCATATCTCGAAACTGTCGTATTGAATGGGTATCATCATCTCCGGAATTGTGCCGTTCCACCTGATATAGCACATCGCCGTCGTATTCGCTTCAACATGGGTCACAAGTTTGTACTTTAGGTCAAACCCTGTCATTAGCGGGTTAGGCCGCTGGTTCAGCAATTTAACATAGGGCGAATTGCGCTTAATTTCCTTTATTCGCCCGTCCTTATCCAAAACAACATGCAGTGCCTCGGCTTTGGCCGTATGAGTTGCGATACAGTCAATTACCGCCCGGACAATCTCTTGTTCATATGCTTCCTTGTTGAACGGAGCAGAACGGGCAGGGGTCCCGCTGTAAACGTATCGGACTTTTATAAATTTAAACAACTTGCTGAATAAGCCCAATAATATCACCCCCCTCACCCCCCTTGTCCTTTCCGGGTTATCATGTTAATGCGATCAGGCGCATACGCTGTTCTTGTTTCAGGCCTCGCATACATGCCAATAGAAATAAATAGGCCGGAGTTGCAAACCGGGCATAGCTTACCATCGCTTGTTTTAGCCGGATACGCCACGTAACCGCAGCATTGCATTAAATCATATTTTCTTTTAGTGTCCAAATTATCACCTTCTATCATCGAATGTACCGAAGATATTCGTCCTCGTGGTTACAATAACCGACATAGGCATTTAACAGACTCACCAAACCGTCAATGCGCTTCGTCGTGCCTGTTTTCACCGGCTGGATGCTTTCTATGCCGTCCTTGTTTGTAGATTTCTTTGCAGTATTGATAACGCACCACCGGAGCATTGGGTTATTGTTGCTTATTATCCGGTGTTCCTCGAATAGTCCTCCAAGTTGCTTCATGGGATATGTCCATGTCACAGGGCCTTGGCGTATTTTCTCCATGTCGAAGCCATAGCTTTCCATTTCTTCCCGCCAGTACCCGGAGAGAGCCGCGTCATACGCGATCCAGAGTGGCCGGATATCGTACTGGTTCACCATGTCAACAAACCACTGAGTAACGGCCTTATAGTCAACTGTCGCACCCTCGCATATTTGCAGCCATCCCTGTTCCGCCCATAGCCTATACGGAGCTTCCCGGCTATTACTGTGTTCAACGTCATCTAACCGGCTTTTGGGGAGGAAATATTTCTGTAAAACATAAAAATTCTCATCATCCGGTTTCCTGATTAATAGTGTCGCGCATGTTAAGTCGGTAGTTGCCGACAAGTCGCACCCGCCGATTGCATAAGATTTTTTCAAGTAGTCAATCGGTACAACCGTTTCATTAACGCAGGCCTCATACGGCAGCCATGCGGCATTTGAATTTTCCGAAACATTGAAATCCTTCGTGAGCACTGTTGGGAGGAATGTCGGATCTCTCTTTGCTTTCTCCACATTCTCCGCCAGTGTGGTTATGCTTTTTATTTTTCCAAGGCCGGGGTTCGCTTTTGCCCAGCACTCAGGTTTTGCCCATTCGTCGCGCTCATCCAGCTCATATATAAGCGGCAGCAGCCGATAATCCTCGAAGCCCGGTTCCCATAAAGCAACTTTCGCGCAATAGTTGTACTTATCGTCAAAAAACATTTCCCGAACATATCCATTCGTGGATATCAACCATGCAAGCGGCTGCTCCCTGGCGGCCTGGGATTGAATCATTACATCGTAAACCTTTGAATCCCGTGCCTCATGAAATTCATCAAGGCTGAAAAAATTACTGTTCAGGCCGTCCATTGTTTTTGTATCCGACGCAATCGCCTTTAATGTTGACATTGTCGCGGGAAAGTATATATCCGATTGGCGCTTTTTTGTCAGCATCTTAATCTGCCGTGATTGCTGGCGCATATTCACGCACTCATTAAATACAAGCTTCGCCTGATCCAGCTTGTTTGCCACAGTATAGCACTCAGCCCCCGCCTCGCCATCTGCCATCAGCATAAACAGCGACAGGCCGCTTGTTAGTGTTGACTTTCCGCATTTCCGGCCAATCAAAAAAACAACCTCCCGGAACCTCCGTTTGTTGTTTTTGTCAACCCATCCATATGCAAGCTGTATCGCTGCCTTTTGAAATAACTCCAGCTTGATTGTCTTGCCAGCCCATTTACCTTTAGAGTGGCGGCAGAATTTTTCTATAAACTTT